TTACCACTCAGCAGGCCGCAGGATATTGCCCATGCGCGCGCGATTATTGCGGACCCGGAGAATACCGATGCCCATATAGTAGTCGCAAACATAGACTATGGTCCTTTCTTCTACTTAACTCGTCAATTTTTAAGTTTCTAAACTTTCGCCGCCGTGGAATTGGCTCATGGAATAGTTGTAGTCACCCTTAGTGAGGTTTTTTATTCCGTCTTGGGTGTAATGCTCAAAGATGCCTTTGCGTTCTTGTGCTGTCTTGTGGCTATGGCATTCATGGCACAGGCTTTGGAAGATGTTGTTAATAAATGCTTGTTCGCCTATCTGTCGCCAAGGGAATACATGGTCGACATGAAGTGCTGGCGCTATATGCCCATGCGTTAAGCAGGACTGACACAAGGGTTGTTTGCTTAACTGTGTGCGCCTTATAGTGCGCCAAGCTGGATTGCTGTAAGCGTTGTCTTTACCCTCGTTAGTGTGTTGCAACCCGCCATGCTCTAAACAAAAGCTGTTAAGTTTGCTTCTTGTGTTCTTGCATCCAAGTTCACGGCATAGATTGTTGAATGGTGCATATGGCATAACTTAACAATCATTCGCTTGTTGTATAAATTGCTTGAGTGTTTGCGCTTCATTTTGGAATGCGGCATAACCGCCTGAGTAAGTAACGCATTGTGCGTTTGCTATTCGCTGTTGCCCATCTCTTAACATATCAGGATTGTCAAGACTAAACCATCCAGCAATACCAATTATTTTAAAACCACAATTTTTATCTAATGCGCTTAACAATTGTGGCAGTCTATTGTGATGTTCTCTAAATGAATCAACATCAATGCAGTATTGGAAACGTGGCACAGCATCCATAATGCTCATCATGATTCCACAGCCTGATGCAATCAACAAACCATCGCCCCATCGCTTGTAATCAATTAAATCAAAGCCAAAGTATTGTGCAAGCCATACTGGATTTATATGCTTGCCCATGATTCGTGCATTTTTTGCGCTTCAGTTCTATCCATTGGTTTGCCAATATGTTCAAAAGATGCAACCATTCTGTTTGTTGCTCTTGTCTTGTCAACATTGTGATTGCCTTTGGCGTGTCTTGCTGGTGCTTTTGTCATTTTCCAATTTGGTGATTTGATGCGTTTTGCAATTTCCGCAGGATGCCCAGTTCCTGAGAAAGCACGATATCCTAATCCTCGCCACATTGATGCGACTCTTTCAAACAAAGCATTGCCAATTCCTACGCCTTGAAAATCGGGCAAACAAACTGTGCGATGACCTCTCCTTGCTTTGCCATGTGCAAGTTTTCCAACAAATGGCAACCAAGCATCAAAGGCAACAAGTTGACCATCGACAAACGCACCAAAACAAACAGCAGAATGATTTAATGATGCCGTTAAATAATGATGCTTTGAAAATAACTGCCAAGTTTGATGCGGGATACGACAGATTTGGATTGTGATTGGTGGTCGCCGCCGAACCAACCTCCATTGGAATTTATTTAATGCAGGTTCATAAATCCAATCAGGGTCTAACCATTCCTCTATGTCATAGTGACAGCTAACGGCTATAAATTTCCCTTTGTTGCGTCTTACAGTTTTGGCAATAGCTGTCGAGCCAATCTTTGCAACAGTTCTATCAATTACCGATGTAAATTCATCAATCACACATAAATCGGGTTTTTCTACCAATGCTCTTGCTATTGTTGCTCTAAATTGTTCACCATTGGACAAAACTCCAAATGGTCTTAACCAACTTGGCGGTGAACTAAATCCAACGCTTGATAGCATCAAAGTAATATCCTTAACGCTTAACTGGTCAGGGAATCCATCAATCAATGCTTTGGAATCATCCCATTGAAAGCCATGCACATAAGAATCGGCAAACAATTCTTTGGCAATCGTTGATTTTCCACAGCCTGATGGTCCAACTATTAAGCCAACATTCCAATCATGCTCATGCAATGGCAAACTAACATCCCAAGTTAACTTGCTTGTATCTGCTGGCGATACGTCAAACATACCCTCCAGTTGTAAAACCCGACCAGTTCTAATTATTGGAGATTGGCGAACTATCTTTGATTTCAGCGTAGCATTGATTTGCATTTATAGCCTTCTTCAGTTAACTTTTCCAATAATTTCCGTTGTTCATATTCCGAATCGCATTCAACAATGATTTCGTAGCCAACATTCAAATCCATTTCTTTTGCATCTGAATTTTCATCTTCATCATCACCAAACCAACTCTTTAATTCTCCAACCGAAAATCCTGTTAACGCTAATTCAGCAGGCTTCAATTCCGAAATTTCAAACTTCAAAACTTCCATATCCCAACCAGCATTTAAAGCCAATTTGTTGTCGGCAATTATGTATGCTCGTTTTTGTCCTTCAGTTAAGTGACTCAATTCAATTGTTGGCACTTTTTCTTCGCCAAGTTTTTGTGCCGCCATTAAGCGCCCATGTCCAGCAATAATGCCGTTTGTTCCATCAATCAAAATTGGATTTGTAAACCCAAATTCTTTTATTGATGCGGCAATTTGGGCTATTTGCCCTTCATCATGCGTTCTGCTATTTCTTGCATATGGAATTAAATCGGCAGTTTTTTTGTAAACTATTTTGATTTGTGCTGTCATGTAGTGTCCTTTTGTTAAGCAAGATACCTTAATTTGTAAAGTGTGCTGTTAATTAAGTTGGCTATGTTGTCAACTTCGTTTTGCAATTCGCTGTCTTGTGGAAATCCGTTTGCTCTGCGTAATGTTTGCACATCTTGTTTTAAATATTCCAAATAATCTATTGGGTTCATATCGGGCATTAAAACTGCCGTTGCAGGGTATTTTGTTAGCAAGCCATACTTGCCTTGGAATGCTTCAATGAATGCGTCCACAAGGTCGCCAATGCCATTATAGAACGCACCAAGCGCCATGTGCTGACTGTAACTGCGGGTCTGCAAATGCAAAATGTGTCCAGTAGTTACGCTGTTAAGCAAACACATTGTAAAGTCCATTACTGGGTCGGGTTGTTTTGCTTCAATGCTTGCGGTAAATTTAACCATTGGAATCCCCTTTTGTTAATTGTCCGACAGCGGGTCAGGCGTGTCAATCAGTATCAAATCTTTTGCCGCCAATTCAGACCACGTTTTTTTCAACGCATTTAAAAACATTTTTTGCTTTTGTTCTTTTGTTAAGTTATGACCAGCATCTAAGTTGTGATGACAAGCAAAGCACAATGCCGCGCTAAAGTGGTCAGAAGCCTTTATACCGCGCCCTTTGCCGTGCGTTGCCATGTTGCTATGAGCCGCTTGTGTCTGACCCTCTAAGCCACAGTTTTGACAAGGCAAAGATGCTACGTTTTGTAGGTGTTTCTTGCTTCGCCAATATTTTGTCTTTGGGTAACTTGCCATTTCGCGCCTTTTTTAATTTTGGTTCTGTTAACAATGTGATTGTCTTAACAACAACCGATTGCGTTTTGAATGAATGACCGCCATCACAATCTCTATATTGAATGCCGCCTTTCATTGTTTGACGCACCAATGTTTTGCTTCCGCAAGCTGGACAATTCATGTTAAATCAACGCCATTTTGCGCCGCCCATGCAAAAAGAAATTCTATAAATTCTGAGCCTTGTTCTTTGGTTAATTTTCTACTTTGCAAACCAAGTTGAACAACGCCTGTGCCATCTAAGCTGGCAACAATTCTTCCTTGTGGCAAATTTGCTTGCTTGGCAAACTCATGTAGCAACAATCGTTTCCAATCTTCTGCATTCCATTTTGCGCCTTGATGTTGTGCTTGTTTGGCAATGTCAGCAATCATGGCATGGTATTTTTCTTCTTGGTCGCGGGTTTTGCTTTCAGTTTTTATTTCCAATGTTAAGCATTTGCCCGATTCCAATGCAGTTTTTATTTTTGTCCATAAAGTCAAAATCAGCGTGTGTGCTTGTTGCGGGTTTTCTAATCTGTAAATCATTCAATCCCCACAAAAACAAGCTATTGAATCATCATTAAAAAGTTGCGTTTGATTTTGTGCAAAAGTTGCTAATTCTCTATACGATGGATTGTCCGTGCGAAATAAATTTCCATTGCCCGTGTGATTTGGCGACAACTCTTTTACAAGGCTTTCCATCTTTGCCCACCAAACAGTTTTCTCAGGATACATTCTTGAAATATTGATTCGCTTATCTAAACTTTTTAAAAAGCACATATCACAATTTCCAAGCAACGCTTCGTCTTTGTAAACCCCTAAATTTAATTTAAATGGTTGTGTATCCCAAAATTCATTTATTGTTTGCTTAGTTACGCCAGCAGTAAACAAAGGTATTTTGTGCTTTTCCATCTTTGCCGCACGTCTTGGCTCGTCTGCTCTTATGCCAACAAAATCATTGTTGTTTTTTTCAGAATGATGCCATCCTAAACTTTGACAATATTTATGAATCACTCGCATTTTCAAAACGCCAGTACACCAACGCTGTGCAGGATTTGGCAACTTTTTGTAATACCTAATCAATTCTTCAAATGGCTCACCATTTCTTGCGGCTGTTTCAAAAGTAACAACTTTATGAAAAGGCTTTTCTGATTGATATTCCAACCAAACAATTGGCACATTCCAATGTGTCTCGCAATCATGAACAAATTGCAAGGTTGCTTCATCTTCTTTGCCTGTGTTGGCAAAACAAACAACAGCTTCATCGGGCAATTTGCCATCGTGCGCCTCAAGAACTTTCCAAAGCATATACGCGCTGGTGCGACCGCCCGAAAATGAAATACAAGTTTCGTCAATTATCTTAAATGGGTTCATTTATTTTTCTCCTAAAATTTTTAATGCTTGCTCAATTGAACGCACGACATGAACTGGCGAGCCTGTCCAAGCATCGTGCCATTTTTTTTGGTCATCAGTCAGCAGTTGCTTGCTAGGCACATTTTCTCCATCCTTGATTTCCATTAAGTACAAATGTCCGTGGTAACCAACAAGCAAATCAGGGCAACCCTTGCCTATGCTTGCCAATGATTGAACGCTTGCTCCCACTTTGCGTAAAGCATTAACAACTTCGCTTTGATTTCGGTCAACTTTTGCCGCTGTTCTCATTCATAGCCTTTGTTAAGTCATCTGCAATGCCGCGCCATAATTTGCTTGGGTCTGCATCAAGTCGTTTTGCTTCGTGCCAAGCGTATTGTTTTGCGCCTTTCAGTCCAGCCATCCAAATCAAATGTTGAAGTGATTTCTTGTAAATCTCCTGTTGTGAAAAGTGCTTCGTTGATTGCGCTTTGTCTTGTGTTGTGTCCATCTTTTAAGGCATCCAAAAGTTTATGTGCTTCTTCTGTGGTCATTTCTGCCACCACTTTTCTTCTTCGTTAATTGTTTTGGGTTTTGCAATGTCGTTAACTTTACCCCATTGATGAAATGAACATTTAGGCGCATCAACTTGCACAGACCAACGATTGCGACAGCTTGGCACAGTACACATCAAGCGTTGCATTTGGTCAGCATCAGATTCTTCATTTTTTGGTTTTGCAAAAGCCATTACAAAATCCCCCTTTCTTTTGCTGTATCAAGCATTCGTTTTTGAAATATGTGAAACGCTTCCATCTGTGAATATTCTTTTTCTCCCATCTTGTGCGCCAATGCGTTGATGCCTTTAAGCGTTGACAAATCAAAAATATCGGGACTGTCTTTACACAAATTCTTAAACGCTATTGCGCTTGGCGGTCTGTCAGGCGGTAAATTGTTAAGCGCAAAATCCAATATTTTTTTGTCAATCAAATAACGCCCAAGTTCTTGCGCCCATACTTGTCGCACAACAAGCATATCCAAACCTTCCCAATTTCGCATAAATGCCGCACCATAAATGCCACTCATCTTCACAAAAATATAGTCCAGCCCATCTTCGGGGTCGCATTTAATGTTAACTAAGTAATTTGACATTCATGCCTCCACCGATTAAGCCGCGAGTTAATTTGTTAATATCATCGCTTCTTCTGTCTGCAACTGTTTGAAATTTTTTGTCTTCAACAACCCATTCAGCTTTAAAGCCACGCCATCCTCTTGCTACGCATTCAATCAATGCTTGCTCAAGTGTCCAGCCAGCTTTGCTTGCTTCTTGTTCAATGCGTGTTATCGCTGTCTTGCTAATTTGCGCTTTTAAAGTTTTTCTATGCTTAACAAAATCATCCCAAACAGATTGTGAAACGCCATCAGGCGTAGCGGCTATTGCCGCTAGTATTTCTTTTATTGGTTTATGGTTATTGGTTATTGGTTTATGGTTAGGGTTATCTTTGGAAACCATTTGGGTTTCTGTTGGGTTGGCAGATGGTTTTGATTTGGGTCTACCACCAAGTTTTCCAACTTCGCGATTGCGTTCTGCTTTTGCTTGATAAGCGGCAATCGTTTCATCACATCGTTTGTGTCGCCAACAATCGTTTGCTTTATCTAAAACAAAAAATTCGTTAAGCACAATTTGAACAATATCCACATGGGATGCCATTCGTATCCGTCTTGCAACCTCTTGGGTTTTATTTGGGATTGGTTGCTCTTGCGTATAGTACAAATCAAGAAGTCGGCGAAAAGCCAAATCTTCTTCATTGCTTAAATGCGCCGTGTCGTGGATGTAGTCACCCACATGAAAAGAATAATAAAACATAACAACCTCACTTCTGTCGGTCATCTTCACAAAGAAACATCGGCAGGATGGTGAAGAATCATCTTTTCGGGAGCTACCCTAGCCGTGCCTCAATTCTATACTTTTTTCAAGCAGGCAAAATTTCTGCTGGTTGCAAATCAATTTCCGTTGATGGCGGTGCATCTGTAAACCACTCAGGATGCACCTCACGCAAACGCGCAATGCGCTTGGGCGGTAACACTTCTTTGTACTGCGTAACAGCAGGGCGAGAGACACCAAGCAATCGTGCGAGTTTTGCGCGACTGCCAGCTAATGCGATGGCGGTTTGTGTTTTCATGGTTAACATCATACCAGCCACTTAACATTTTGTCCATTGTTAAGCCCTAAAACAAGCGTTTGCAAAAAAGTTAACAGTTTAAATGTTAAGTATTAATAAAAATATTTTTAAGAAAAGTGTAAATGTGTTAAGTTTTGATGTTAAGATTCGTTCATCAACAAAAACAGTTGATATAAATTAACCAAATCAAAAGGAATTAAAAATGCAAACACTTATCGAATCACAAGACACATTTCACTACGAAGCACAATTTACTTTTGTTTTGAAAGATTACAAGGGTCGCCCATCTACTCGTACTGGCTACATTTTTAAAGATACAGACAAAATTTATTTGATGCAAAAAAGCGCAATGTTGCAAAACATTTATTCTGAAGAACAAATTGCAAACCGCAATCGTCTTAACAGCATGACACCAATTGCCAATGGCGATGTTGTTATTTTTGAGGGCAAGCCCCACACAGTAAAAATTAACGGAGATTACAGCGATGCTGGTGCGTTAATTCCACAGAACAACTGATGAGGCTTTAATAGCCGAAACCCGCGCAAGCGGGTCTTGTTCAACAAATTAAAAAGGATTGAAAATGAAAAACATAGAAATTGGAACTCTTGTAACTTTGTCTGATGCACCTGATGCTTGCGTTTATGTTGTAAGTAGACAGCATCACAGTTATAAAAAATTATATTTGCTGACTTATCAAACCGCCAATGGTGAAGTTGATGCGGGTTGGAATGATTGCTCACTTTTCCAAATTCCAACACAACAACAACTTAACGATATTGACAATAGTTTTACCGCACAACACAACTGATGAGCCGTTAATCGGCGAAACTGCTGTGAAGCAGTCTTGTGTAAACTTAACAATCAAAGGAAATTAAAAATGGCTCACTTAATCGAAAACAACGCAATCACAGGCAAAGCAGAAATTGCGTATGCAAACGCAACGCCTTGGCATGGTCTTGGTCAGCAGTTAACGCAAGATGCACCCATAGACGTATGGCGCAAAGAAGCAGGCTTGGATTGGTCTGCAAAACTGTCGCCCATCATGTTCACTTGGGATGGTCAGAATTATTCCGAAATGGAAAACCAAAAAGTCATTTACCGCGATGACACAAACCAACCGCTTGGCGTTGTGACTGACCGATACAAAGTGCATCAGCCAGCAGAAGTGCTTGAGTTTTTCAATACGCTTGTACAGTCGGCAGGATTCACTTTAGAAGTTGCTGGTGCTATCAAGGGTGGCAAGCGCATTTGGGCATTAGCCAACGTCAACAAAGAAGCTGTTGTTTTGCAAGATGATGCCGTGCGCGGTTACTTGCTGTTAAGTACATCGTTTGATGGCACAGCGGCAACGATTGGACAGTTCACCAGCATTCGCGTTGTGTGCAATAACACTTTGTCAATGGCAGA